AGAGCAGGAGAGACAAAGACAGTTAGAGACCCTCAAAGATACTATTAATTCAATGTCTGAGATTATACCTGGGCAACGTATTAATAAGCAGACGAAGGATAAGATGTACGGTCATATCACTAAGCCCATCACGGATAAGAGTGGTCGTACAACTAATGCTTTGTGGGCTAAGAGAGCCGAAGACCCTCTAACATTTGATGCTAAGTTAGCATATCTTTATGAGACAGGCTTCTTCGAGAAAGATAAGACCTGGGATAAAGTTAAGAATGTTAAAGTCAGCAAGGAGGCTTCTGAGTTGGAGAGACACCTATCAAGTAAGAGCAATACCAGTAAAACAGGTATGCCTCCTACGTTAGGAAGCAAGGGAAGCAGAGACATACAAGAGATAATCCGTTCAACAGGATCTATCTTAAGAAAATAAAATTTTATAAAACCTTTTTTTAAATTAGTTATAAATTATGGCAAGTCAAATTAGTGCATTACAAATTGTAGACCCTAAATATTGGAGTGGTCTCACAAGAGAAGCCCACCTTGGATGGTTGGGTATGCAGGAGCCTGAATATATAAGCCCTGTGATGAATCGTCTGTACGAACTTAATGTTGGTTCAGACAACATCGTGGCTTTTTTCAATTCGTTACCTACTGAATATATAGGTGACGATGTTGTATATAGGTGGCATCTGCAAGGCTCTGATGAGCGTAGTATACCTCTAGTTGCCGCATCTACCAGTACTACTAAGACAGATGTAGTAGAAGATGCAGACCAGGCAGGTCTTAACAGAGGTACCTTCTATATGTGGTTTGCAGAAAGATATTTTGAGGTAACATCTCATATTGTAGGTGAGAAGCCTGAGCTTTATCAGCTGAGGGTGGTTGCTGAACCAATTAAAGTTGGTAATTTCTGGAGATACGAAGTACAGTTATTTACGGGTGATGACACCCTTTGGATTCCAGCTGATGAGCTAGCTGCAGGTACACTGTGGTCTGAGCTGTTCGGTATGGTTGAACAGGAACTCTCTAAGAGAGGTACCGGTGTTCACCATATGGCACCCTATCAGATGGAGAATACTACTTCAATGATTCGTAAGAATTATGAGGTACCTGGTAATATGATTAGTAAGGGTAAAAATAAGCCTCTCGCTTATGCCTTCATTGATCAGAATGGTAAAACACAAACCCGTTGGATAGACAAACTTGGATGGGACTTTTACGTTCAGTTTGAGCGTGATAAGGCTCGTCTCCTTATGTACGGTAAGTCTAATAAGTTAGATGACGGTACTTATGGCCATACAGGTGAGTCTGGTAATGTTATCCGTGCAGGATTTGGTATGTATGAGCAGATGGAGTATGGTAATATATTGAGTTATAGTACTTTCGGTCTGGATATGCTTACTGACTTTGCTATGGATATGTCATATGCTAAGATACCTGAAGATAAGAGAGAATTTATTCTTTCTACTGGTGAGTATGGTGCATATCAGTTCCATAAGGATGCTGTAAACAAAGCATCAGGATTTACTTATCTGCAGACAGATGTTAACATAAAAAGCATGGATGGTCGTCTTACCTTGGATGAAGGTCAGTTCCTTAACTATGTTGCCGTTAACGGTATCAAGTTTAAGCTGATGATCGATCCTATGAAAGATGGTTATCCCAATACAATGACCCATCCTGATGGTGGATTAGCTAGTTCTTATATATATGATATTTTTGATGTTGGTACAACCAATGGTTCACCTAACATCTCTAAGGTAAGTGTTAAGGATGAAGAAGAGTTCTTCGGTTATATACCTGGCCTTCGTGATCCTTTCTCTCCATATAATAAGAGGTCTGATCCTAGGATGATGGCTACTTCTGTTGATGGTTATGCTGTCTATAAAGGCTTTATAGGTGGTATTAAGATCACTAACATGAAGAAGACAGCTAGGATAATTCCTTCAATCCTAAGAGCGTAAAACTAATATTGGAGTTGGGGGCTACGGCCTCCACTCCTTATTTTTAACTTAATTTAATAGTAAATGGATAAAATAACAGTAGAAGAAGCCTTTAACAGGGGCTACTTGCAGAAGAAGAAAGTACATTTAAAGCCAGTTGTGAGAGGTGGCAAGATGATCACTAAGCCAGAACATATAGCTTATTTTCAGATTGAGGGTGCCTCTAATTGGTTTCAATTACCCAAACATTCAAAGAAGGGTACACTCGTTGACCCCTTTGATAGCGAAGAAGAGAAGAGTTTTTTTGAAGATCACTTAGATGTTAATTTAAGTGTACATAAAAAGAAAGATAATTTCTGGAATACCTTTTTTGTAAAGGTAAAAAAAGATTTTAACCTGATGCATGATGGTTATGTCTTTGATCTTTCTGATCCTTGGGATGTCCTGAGATATAAGGTTACTAAGCTACAATCATTTGTGGCTCCTTCATGGGACAAGAGGTTTTCCAGAGGTGAATATAAGTTTGCTTTAGTTGATGAAGGCTTTGAAGAAGCCGTAGAAGCTGAGAAGACAAGTAAGGTTACTGAGGCATATACATTATACGGTGAGATGCGTAATTCTGTTAATCGGATGATTGAGGTGCTGGGCACATATTTCTTAGAGAAGCATGAGACCAAGCAGGTACCTGACGATGCAGATAAAGAGTGGCTACAAAAAGAATTAGCCAAGATAGTTGAGAATGAACACGAGTTATTCCTTAGGATAGCTAAAGATCCTCAGAGCAAGATTAAGACCCTCATTGTTAAGGGTATAATGGCTGGGGCTGTTATCAAACAAGGAAGGAACAAGTATACATTACCTGGTGAAGGCGTATCTTATACATATAATGAATTGATTCAGTATCTTGAAGATGCTGAGAAGATAAAGGATGACGTATATTTGAAGTTAGTTGCTCAAGTAAAGAAAAAGTAAGTTATGACATTTGCTGAGATGCGTACTGAGGCGGAAACATTATTTGAGAGTATCATTAGTGATGCCGCCCCTGGTTTTACCAATGCTGAGTGGGGTACTATGTTTACTGCCGCTCAACGTATTGTTGTACGCAATATACTGAAAGACGGTATAGCAAAGGATATACTTAATTCTTTGATGTTAACGGCTTTGATAGTATATGATGCTATATCTGATTTTACTACTGATGATTTCTATCTCAATAGCGATGGCACTCCAGCACAGACAATAGACACATCAACTGATAATTTTGAGTCTGATGTCTATTGGGTTCTTGATGAATATGCTGTTACTGCTACGTGTAGTAGGATACCACTATTGAGAAAAACATATGATTTCTATCAGAAGAATATAGATAATCCTTTTACTCAACCCGATACTGTTGATGGTTTCTGGATACTGTCATTACAGGATACTGATGATGTTAGTCAGAGTAGACCAGTATTTATTACTGATGGATCTGAAATAACTAACTATAAGTATATAGGTATTGAGCATCCAGATACTTATGCTATTGCATCAGGCTCCGATTGCGTCTTACATGAGTCTTTACATGGTGATATTGTCAGTATGGCAGTTAACCTGGCTCACAAGTCGATTATCGATCCTGAAGGTTTTCAGATGGCTATAGCAACCGAACAATTGAAGAAATAATTATTAATTTAAAAATTGCAAAATGAGTTTATTTAACACAAACCCACGCCTGAGCCATACTCGCTATAAAGCGGCTAGTAGGCCGTTTCTTGGCAGCTCATGGTTTACTGCCGTAGTTGATTTTATCAACACGAGATTTACTTCAGAGACTGCAATGAATGTAGATACTATTACTGAAGCAACGACTGATGAGGGAGTAACAATAGAAAACGTTCTGCTTAAGGACGGTGTTATTACCAGTAAGTCCACTATACTAGAAGGCTTTCCGTTATGGAATGGCATAGACCCATCTGATTGGGTTCTCTTTATTGACGACTTTATTAATATGCCCCTTGATACTGGTGAGATCACTCACTGGACTATAACAAGAGGCGGTGGTACTGCAGGAACTGCTGTTACTGCTTATGATGGTCTTGGTGGTCTTCTGCAGATTGTTTCTGATGGTGATAATAATGATGATTGTTATGTAACATCACGTACCGAAGCTTTCTTGTTTGATACAGATAAGAAGTTTGCTTTTAAAGCACGTATCATCCCCAAAGAAGCAGATACTAATAAATGTAATTGGGTTGTTGGTGTATCAGATACTGTTGCTGCTGACTTTATGCAAGATGGTGGAGCTGGACCAGCTGCCACGTATGATGGTGCTGTATTCTTTAAGGTAGATGGTGATCTTAATGTAGGCTTTGAGACATCAAATGCTGGTGACCAAGTGACTAAAGCTGATTTATCTACTATGACTGCTGATACCGCTATTAATCTAGCTTTTATATATGATTATAATGATGGTACCACTGCTTATATTACTCCTTATGTTAATGGAGTAGCTGGTGGTGCTCATGCTATCACTATAGCTGGTTTACAGGAGATGCATCTAATCATGGGAGTAAAATCAGGTAGTGATGCAGAAGAAACTTTATTGGTTGACTACGTTGCCATAGCACAAGAACGTAGATAGAAAAAAATATTGTTTAATTAAATACTGAAAAATTATGTTTGAAGATTCCGCAACTTATGTAGCTGTATTAACTATAGCCAATGGTTTATCTGATGGAGACCCTATAGGCGATCTCCCTGATGGATCAGGTGGGTTTTTTCTTTTGCAGGATGCTGTAGGTGGCTTTGGGTATGAAGAAGATACTGCACTAGCTACTGGCAGTCATTATGTTTTTGCATGGAAGAATGCTGATGGTACACTGCATAAATCACCTCTTTTTGATGGTGGTGATGTGTTTGACGCTACTTTTCTTGCTCCAGTAGCAAGGACAGAGCAGATAACCTATCTAGGATATAACGGTGTATCAGGATCGATGGATGATGCTGATTCAACCTATTTTGGTCTTAAGCTTGTTATGAAGAATACTGCTGGTCTGTTGAATAACAGTCCTCTGGTTAAGACTATACCTTATAAGACAGCTGCTAGCTCTAGTCAGGAAGACCTTGCTTTCGGTCTCACACTGGCTGGCGATAAGGCTTTTCGTAGAGGCACCCTTAACAGGGATGTTATCTTTGATGCTGTATGTAATTCAGCATATGTAGCTGCTAATGATTTTGATCATGACCTTCCTATAGTAAATGGTGCTAAAACTGTTACAATAGGTACTGACCTTAAATATGGTGCAGGTGCGTATACTGCTGTTGTTGGTGATTATATAAGATTAGGTACTGCTGCTAAGATAGCAGGTACTCCAGTTGTTACATCTGCTGTTTATAAAATCACTGCTATAGATACTCTTACAATAACTGTAGATAGACCATTTAATGTAGCATCGGATACTTATACAACTGCTGAAAATGAAGTTATTCCTGCAGCTACAGGTCTTGCTGCTGACTGGGGTGTACGCATGGACGGTAATACTGTTGCTGCGGCTACCTTTACAGCTGCTACTGACAGGGTATCACAAGTTATGTTTGACGTAGCTTCTGATGACTTTAGTACTGCTACAGTAACTTATTCTACTGCTCCTTTTATAGGTTCAGGTATAGAAGATCAGATCAAAGAGCTGCAGGCTTATGGTCAGTTCCAGATGAAAGATCGTATAGTAAGTGCTTATCCTCCTAATACAAGGATAGATGAGGTTGTCTCAGGTGAGACATATGATATATATTCTTTCTGGGCACGTGACATGGAATATTTGTCCGCTGCAACAGGACATATTCCTCTGTCTAAATGGCGTATGATTATATGCTTAGATAGTGATCTCACTACTGATAATGGTAACTTCGATGATGTCCTCGAAGTCA